TTACCATATTTCGTCACCCGCAGGGGTGGATTTACCCCAGACATCCTGCTCGCTAAGTTCCGCGGCGTTCATGTCACACTGTGCCAGCAGTTCATCAAGCGAGTAGCGCCTGGAGATGGGTGTCAGAATCAGTTGGTTGTTGCTCACCTGCGCTTCCACGCTCTGCCCCGGCTGTAAGTTAAGTTCTTTCATTACGATATTGGGAATGACCATACCTGCACTGTTCCCCCATCTTTTTATGGTAATACGCATCTGCACCTCCTTAAGTTATACAAAGTATAACTCACGGTGCTACAGGAAACGTTTTACCCCTGCACATTTGTGAACGCCAGCAGAGTTTTTTATGCGATTGCAGATATGGAAAGCGGCTCGGAGAGAAAAGCAAAAGATGGAAAAGTTACAAAAAAAAATCGCGAGATACATCGCATAAAACAACGCCACCCGAAGGTGACATGAAGGAGGCCGAGCACACTGGCCTCCCTTTGATATATCAATTAGTTACATCAATACACATAGTCTTAAGTCGGCTTATTTAGTCCTATTTTATGGGCAATATCTGGACAACTCAGCCACAGGATTAAAGCGCACAGCATCCTGTAGATAATCCGGTGCAAAATGGGCATAAGTCATCGTCTGCTGAATAGTGCTATGTCCAAGTATTCTCTGCAAAGTGATGATATTCCCACCATTAATCATGAAGTGAGTGGCAAAGGTATGCCGTAAAACATGTATCGACTGCCCTTCAGGAAGATCGGGCCTCACCTTTCTGATAGCAGCTCTGACAGCTGCATAACTTGGATAAATTAAACGACCAGTGGCCTTTGTTTTAATCATGCACTCCAGTTCTGACGATATAGGTATAACGCGACGCTTCCCATTTTTGGTTTCCATAAAAATGACTTTGCCGCTAATAACATGCTCCCCCTTGATATTTGCAACCTCACTCCATCTTCCACCTGTTGCCAGACACAACAAGACGGCTTTTAATTCATCACCAGATAACAACTCCAGTAATCGTGGAATATCTTCATGATACAAATAAGCCATTTCAGGCTGTTTGATATTAAGTTTTTTTACATCATGAAACGGATTAGCCCCAGAATATTCCTCTGCGTCAATTAGTTTTGTGAAGAAACCACTCATCATTGCACAATAACGATTAACCGTGGATTGTTTTATTCCGCGGTTAAGCAGCAATAAGCGATAATTAATTATGTTCTTACGAGTAAGTTGGTCACTGCGTGTAACATTAATACTTTCAAGATCACTAATGACCGCAGAAATACGCACTCGCTCCATCGCACCGTAAGGATGATTTTTCCCGTGGTATAGCCACCAACAATCCAGCAACTCCCTCAGCGAGCGCCGTTCTGTTGGCTTATCAACCCAGTCTTTGTCGTGGTAATGCTGCAATACATGACGCTCATACAAAACAGCCTCACCACGAGTATCAAATCGCCGTCTGAATCTCTTTCCTTCCGATCCAGCAGGCCGCACGTCCACACAAAATTTGCCATTAGCGAGCTTCTTAATCGACATAAGGAAGCCCTCCAATGAAAACATCATCTTGATCACAGCTCTGGGAAAAAAATGCCTGGTGAACCGTTAACCAGTTTTCTTGCCGGAGCGGGATAATTCCGCTTCGCCTTGCCCAATGTGTGCGAGAGCCGGCACAACCTGCCCGGCCTTGGGGTCAACTTCATCAAACAGAAACCAGTCGCGGTACTTACGGAACATGGGAGCTTTCAGAAGCTTTTTTGTTGACTCAAGGTTGGGTTCATTTCGTCCTTGCTCATATTGCCTTAATGCAGCAAGAGTAAGCCCAGTAATCTCTGCCATTTTTTCTTGCGTAAGCATTTCTGACTTCCGCATGATGCGAATTTTCATAGCTACGGTAGTTGACATAGTAAGTTAACTCACTTGGTTTATGCATCAATTAACACACGATGGATTGCGCTAACTAGTTCTAAATGGTGCTAGTTAGAAGAAAGCACCAATGGCGGAGGATATCAGATGCAAGAAAGCACTCAAAACGCGCCTGAGTCACTTTGCGAAACACGATGCGATCACCAGCCAAAAATGCCAGAAGGGGAGCATCAAAAAACAGGACGCAAAGCACGTGAACGTGAAGAAATTCGACTTTCAGAAAATCCCTCGCATCTCCTGTCAAAAGAAGGATTTGCGATATATATCGGAAAGACCGTTGACGCCATCGTAAGCATGGCCAAAGCAGGAAAGCTACCTGCGGTGTATATGGCGGACCCTCTCAAACCAGGCGGAAACGCTGAACTCTACATCAACAGAAAAGCGTGGGATGAAGCATGCGATCGACTCATCGAAAACGCACCTCAGGAATGGCACGACTGGGAAAACCGTCTGTTTTTATTTAAGCCAACAAGTGGCAGGCGAAACAGAAATATCAGCGGTAAAGCAGCATAACTCAAACAATAATTCATTTTAGGCGGAGTATTTTGATATGAAAGAACGGCGCAATTCTTCACAGCAGCGCTTCCACAACGGAACGAAACGCCACACCAACCGTTTCGCTACCAGCGCATCGCGCAATAGCATCCGCTACAGCCTGAGCAATACACACGCGACACCAGATGGTCACGTTGTAAAACAAATCGGCGAACATGCCTGGCTGATTGAGAAAGCTGGAATCGTGGTCCACAAATGCCCACGTAATCCGTTTACCGGAAACCGCATTTTTGCACTGAGCAACGGCGACAATCAGTTCGGACAGGATTTCACATTATACGAAGCACTGCGCACCGTTGACCGCTTAATTGCAGGCCGTAGTTTTCAGCACCCGTGGAGCCATTGACCAATGACAGCCTCAACAACAGGCGAAAAAGCAACACCGGAGGCGGTCTACCGATGTCTTGCTCATCGAGTAGTCACGCACTGCGCTTTCAAAATGCTTAACGGAGAAAGAAGTCCAGCCAAAGCAAAACGCCAACTGATTAACGGACTGGAGTCATTAAGAGAGGTTGCCGCAGTCGCAAATGATTATCCACCGTTCTTCATGATTAACGAAATGATTGAACAGATTAAATCCGGTAAATCAATCGAGCATCTTCTTTAATTATTTTCGGGATAACGCCAGATGGGTACAGAATACAAAACCCTCATCAACAAAGCTCTTGAGCGTTTTTATTTTCGTTTAAGCGCATCAGGGGTTCATGCTGAACGTGCAGCCCGCGAGTCATTGACCAGAGCCATCAGGAGTCTGTACGACGCAGCTTTTTACGCTGACGATTTCGATGCACTCGACGAACTTTCCGAACTCGTCTGCGCCGCAGAAAACGGGGATTATATTAAGCCGTACACACTGGGGAATATCGCATGAGTATATTTATATCCTGGCTTGTCCTGGTTATTTCGGTGTTCTGCGCCATTGGCATTGTGCGAATTATTGATTCCGTGAAAAAGATTGAACGTTTTTTCACTGGCGAATAACAGCGCCAATAAAACACCAGTTTAAATAAGAAAATGTGAAAAAAATCCGCATTCGCGGAGGTATTCGCACACCCCCAGGAGGCGTAATGGCAATTAAGCATTTTCCTGTCGTTCGTTTCACCTCCAGAGGACGTGAATACGAAGTTGACGAACGCCTGATTACCACAATCGACAAACACCGTTCAGAAAAGGATGCACATCACATCTATCTCACTGACGGCACTTACTTCTGCGCCACCAACGTGGCACGGGTGAATCTTATCCGACAGGTACAGGAGCCACGCAGATGACCATTCTGGACTACATCGCAGCCCATCCGGGATGCACCAGTAGCGAGATTGCAGCCGCATTGAATATGCCAAAACAAGTTATCACTAGAGGGCTACGCCAACTCTGGAGCGATGGTCACGTTAACAGGAAAGAACGCGCATCGGAGTTTTGCTACGAGGTGAACACGCTGCCGTTCGGGTGTGGCAACCCACTAACCCACATGTTTAACCAGCTACTGAAGGAAGCCAGAGCATGAGCACCATCAACCACCAGAAATTACGCGAACTGGCGACTGACCTGCAACGAATGGCAACACATCAAAAATTACTGGCGTTTTGCGCAATGCTCTCGCCGTCTGCCGTGCTGGCGCTTCTGGATGAGCTGGAGCACGCCAGAACCATGGCTCCTGCCATTCGCCTGACGCTCCATCATGAAATCAAGGATTTCTGCGCACCGCTGGAGTCACCAGGTGAATCAGAAACGCCGGAAGCGATGCAGCAGGAGCTGCTGCAACGCATCGACAACGTTTTCGATTTTTTCCTTAACCAGTAAGGGAGTAAATCACAATGAAACTCAAACCAATGGGTACGCCTGGTGTGGCTCCGGCACATGTAAAGCCATGGACACAGCAGGAGGATGAACTTTTAGCCACGTTATACCACTCCCACACAGCGCCGGAGCTGACAAAGCACTTTCAGAGAACCGAGTCAGCAATACGAAGCCGCATCCGTCTTTTGCTCTCTCAGGGGATTATTCACGCCAAACAAACTCCACTGAGTACAAAAGAACTCAGCATGCTCATCAGGAATCGCCACACAAAAACCATCCGGGAACTCGCGAATGAGCTGGGGCGCTCGCCATCCACGGTAGAACTGAACCTGAGAAAAAGAGGGTATCGGTTCAGGAAATACGGGGAACTCCACCACAGAACCAGATACAGCGATCACCTGGTGGAGCTGGTAACTGAACTGCGTGATGAGAAGGGGATGACATTCAGCGAAATCAGGAAGCACATCCGGGACACGACCGGGATATCCCTTAAAAGATGGGTCCCCGCCAGGCTTTACGCACGATATACCGCCGCTGATACCGTGCTTTGCGAACTACTACCGGACTGAGTAACCACTATGTACACACAAAAAAACCGCTTGCCATGCCGCAATCAGTCAGGTTACATTTCCGCTGCATCTCATAAAACGGATGCCGGGTTTCGCAGCCTGCTGACAACCAAAGCACACAACCGCGCCAGCGGTTTTTTTGTGCGTACTGTATTGCCACGTCTTTTTCGCACACGAATTATGGCGGGACGTACGGGGCCGACTTCGGTCGGGCCGGGTTCTTTGGTTGCCGGTACTGCGAACCTCGTACGTCTCGCCACCCACAGTTTCGCAGCTCTGGATGGTGAGTTTTCAAAACTTACAACCAAAGAGGCCACATCATGGCAAACCGCAAACAGCACCGCGCTATCGCGGAGCGTCGTCACATCCAGACTGAAATCAACCGCAGACTCACCCGCGCTGCACACATCGCTTTTATCATGCAATCCAACACATTGCACAGACTCAACAGCACTATTTCAGCCGACTACTGCGCCGCTGTATTCAGCTATCTGGCGGAAGACCTCCTGTCTCTTCAGGATCTCATCCAGCAGCAAAACAAACTCCATTAATTCCTGTTCCGGGCCTTTCCTGCACCTTGCGGCGGGAGGCCTTCGCACATCTGTAGTAAAGAGAATTGCAGCATGATTGACGCTCATGACTTCACAAGATGGGTGCGCACACAGGACACCCGTCTGGCTCCCGTTCTTCAGGGATTATTTGATCTCTACATCCGCGGTCGTGACAACAGAGCACGCACCACAAAACCGGAGAATGCGGACACCCTTTATTTCACAGTAGACGACTGCTACCGCGTGGACTTCACACCACACGGGCTGGCGTTGCACTGCCTGACACCACACGGGCTGGCGTTGCACTGCCTGACACCACACGGCGAATCACTGCTGGCGTATTACGACTCCCCGGCCTCCGTATTTGCGGCAATGCTGGCGCATCACACTGCTGGCGGGTGTGCCTCGCTGAGTGAATACACCGCTGAGTTTAACCGCCTTTCCACCCTCTTCTCGCAGGAGTGGCAGCGCGTGACGGGATACCAGCCATGAGTGAGTTTGCATGGAGCTGGAATGAACCGCGGCCAGCCATTGATCCGGCCAGATTTACGGAGTGCAGGCAGGAAACTGAAACCGACCTGCAACGCGCCATCCGTTACTACCTTGAGGCAGACAAAAAGGCCCAGGAAGAACAGGAAGCGAAGGAGGAAGCCTTTTTCGCACAATCCGCCATGGGTAAAAAACTCATGGCATCCCTTGAGGAAGCCGGACAGCGTGAAAAGCTGGCACAAAGCATCATCAGCAAGCGTCAGGCAACAGAACAAGACCCGGTGGCCCGTGCTTTTGCCACACTGAAGGTGCTTCCCGTTTATCTGCGTGAACCTCTGAGCCGCCACCTCTCTTTCCTGCGCAAAAAACAGGAAGCCGATCGCCAGAAAGGCAAAAAGAGCTGGCAGGCTGAACGCTACGCGCGCGGAACCCTGCGCAAAATATTCGAACGTCTGGACCGCACCGATCACCGCTGGCTGACACCGGGTTATCGCTCCCTTGCCGGACGCGAACGCCTGGACGATTTGCTTTACCTGCCGCAGCTCAACAAACACCAGATACAGACGCTGGCCACCATGACGGCGGCGATGTTCAGCAGCACCTTCGAAAAACTCTGCGATGGCTTTGGCGCTACTGATGGCGAACTGACCATGGATGTAACGCTGAAGGCGTATCAGATGCTGGCCCGCATGGCGTTACACCTGCACGCCATGCCTCCACATTATGACGCACTGACAACAGACAAAGACCGGAGGAACGAACCGGACACGGAGCTGCTGCCGGGCGCAATCCTTCGCCTGACCTGTGCGGAATGGTGGAAACGCAAACTGTGGCTGTTACGTTGCGAGTGGAGAGAAGAACAACTCCGCGCCGCCTGTCTGGTTTCCAGAAAAACATCACCCTATCTGAGCCAGGACGCGTTAAGCGAGTTTCGCGCACAGCGCGAGAAAACACGCGATTTCCTGAAAAGTTTCATGCTGGAAAATGAAGACGGGTTCACGATTGATCTCGAGACAGTGTATTACGCGGGAGTAAGTAACCCGGTTCACCGTAAGGCAGAAATGATGGCCACCATGAAGGGGCTGGAACTTCTGGCCGAAGCCCGTGGCGACAGAGCGGTGTTTCTGACTGTCACCTGCCCGTCAAAATACCACGCAACAACGGAGAACGGTCATCCGAACCCCAAATGGAACGGAGCCACCATGCGCGACTCCAGCGATTACCTGGTTAACACGTTTTTTGCGGCGGTCCGCAAAAAACTGAACCGCGACGGTCTGCGCTGGTATGGCATCCGCACGGTGGAGCCTCACCATGACGGCACGGTGCACTGGCATATGATGGTCTTTGCACATCCGGACGAGATTGAAACCATCGTGTCCCACGTCTGCGATATTGCCATTCAGGAAGACCGCCACGAGCTGGGCAATGATATTACTCCGCGCTTTAAGGCAGAGTACGTCGACGGTTCGAAAGGCACGCCAACCAGCTACATCGCCACCTACATCGGAAAGAACCTGGATAGCCGCGCCGTGGATGGCATCGACCCGAAAACGGGCAAGCCACGCGTTGACCACGAAACCGGAAAATCAATGGCCGAGAGCGTGGAGCGCGCCATCGGCTGGGCGCGCCTTCACCGGGTCCGCCAGTTCCAGTTCTTTGGTATCCCCTCCCGTCAGGTATGGCGTGAACTGCGCCGCCTTGCCAGCCAGATGGCACGCAACCCGGAAGGCCCACAACGGCTGAAGGATGACGCAATGGATGCGGTTCTTGCTGCCGCTGATGCCGGATGTTTTGCCACCTACATTGAGAAACAGGGCGGAGTACTTGTTCCACGTAAAGACTACCTGATTCGCACCGCCTACGACCTCGCAGATGAGCTGAACGATTACGGCGAACAGAGTGTACAGATTTACGGGATCTGGTCACCACTCATCGGGGAATCCTCCCGTGTGTGCACGCACCCGGATAACTGGAAGCTGGTAAGACGTAAACCGGAAGCGGAAGACAGCTCCCGCGAAAATGGTTTTGACCTTCAGGGCGGCCCTGCCGCCCCTTGGACTCGTGGCAATAACTGTCCCCGTGTACAGGAAACGGACAACAACGGGACAGAACAGCCGGAAGAACGGCCAGCACCGTGGCCGCAGCTCCCTGACGGCGTTGAAGTGAACGAATGGATGCGCTCACTGAAACGGCACGAACGCCGGGCGCTGATGCGTTCGCTTCGTGACAAACAGGCAAAAAACAGCAGTGATGAAATGCAGAGCTGGACACAGAGCCGCAAACAGCAGCGGCCTTTGCCTGATAACCACGAATTACTCGCTAAAGAATGGCGGGAGTCTGCTGAATCTCTCGGCCTGCATATCGGTGAACAACAGATGCAGCACCTGTTACGGGGCGGCAGTCTGTACGTTGACGGCAGCATCATTGCACCGCAGGGATTTGAAATTGTACGCAAACCGGATACCCGCCCGGACAGCCGAATCACGCAGCTCTGGCAGCGCCTGAGCCGTAATCATGGCGTAAGCAGCACGGAGATCCGCCATAACCCGGTCGCCAGCTATCTGGCACAGCTGGGGGCATCAGACCCTGAAGCCGCCGCACGCCTGGCATCCACACTTCAGCAGGACCAGAACACCATGAAAACACCCGTTACCGTGCTTTCTGACATGCTGCGCGCCATCCGCGACGCAGAGCACGCACAGAGAATCAGTGAAACCACTGAACGCGCCAGCCGCAAAGCAGACCTGCTGCGGGGTGGCCTGACCAGCGGAAACAAAAAACAGACAGAAACGGGACTCACGAATCCCGTAAATGAGCAAAAAACGCGCAGCGATATATGAAGCGCGCACAAAACAGGCAAAAACGGGATTTCAGAATCCCGTAAACGATTAATTAATCAACATAAGGAAAAGCGACATGAAAATTTGTATCGATGACGGCTCCACCAACATCAAGCTGGCATGGACTGAGAACGGCGAACGCCGCAACGCCATCAGCCCGAACAGCTTCAAGTCGGAATGGTCTGCGCCGTTCGGTGGCACGCAGCCCGCGAACTACATGCTTGATGGCGTGCGCTATGGTTTTGATCCGGTCAGCGATCGCTTTGTCCAGACGACCGACACGCAATACCAGTACAGCGATGTGAATGTCATTGCCATTCATCACGCGCTGGTCAAATCAGGCATCACACCACAGGAAGTGGATGTGGTTGTCACCCTGCCACTGAGCGAGTATTTCGACACAAACGCACAGCCGGACATGGCCAACATCAACCGCAAAAAAGCAAACGTCATGCGCCCGGTGGCGTACCAGAACGGAAAAGCATTCACTATCCGTAACGTACGGGTTATGCCTGAATCCATTCCGGCTGGTTTTAAAGCACTGGCTGACATGAGTCCGTTTGAATCCCTGCTGATTGTGGATTTAGGCGGAACCACGCTGGATGTGGCAAAGGTTCAGGGGCAACTGGCAGGCATCAGCCAGGTATTTTGCGATCCACACGTAGGCGTTTCACTGATGACCGATGCCGTACTGTCGGTGATGGCCACTAACGGTATGCGTACCAGTCACCACATCGCCAATACCATTATCGAACATCGCCACGATGAAGCCTGGCTGCGCCAGCACATCCACAATGACGCGCATTACGCCAGCCTGATGGCGGTTATTCGTGAAAAGGAAGAAACACTGAAACAACGCGTGATCCGCGCACTGGCGGGCTTTTCGGGATACGGTCGGGTGATGATTGTCGGTGGAGGGGCGGAGATTGTGGCTCCGGCGGTACATGACGCTTACGGCCTCAACGCAAACATTCACACAACACCGGAGCCACAGTTTGCCCTGGTTAATGGACTCCATGACATGAACAGGGAGTGAACCAATGACAACATCAACCAGGCGGATAAGTTTCTATCTGAAGCCAGCCGCAGTCAAGAACGAAAACGAAGCATGTGCCTGGCTGGACAGCCTTACACCGGAAGCCCGCAAAAGCGGGCAACGTGTGGCTTTTCTGGCCGGGCTGGCACTTCTGAAGACGAATCCGGCAGAGGCTTACCGGCTGGCTGCATGGGCTGACGATGAGCCGTTACCCGTGACACAGCTCAGGGCGGAAAGCCCCAAAGTACAGGTTGCGCCAGAGGTGCAGACACCCAGCCAGATGGCCGCAAACATCAGGGCCTTATTCCCCGAATAAGGCGACGTGATAAGGCATGGCGGACTGTTTTATTTAGTGCGTCATGCCTTCAGAACAGTAAGCATGAGGCATCCATGATGAAAAGACTGACATTACTTTTTTCGCTGTTTTTCATTCCGTTGGCGCATTCAACCACGCCGAACTGCGCAACGGAAAAGAGCAACACCGTCATCGTTGTCCAGTGCGATGACGGCACGGTGACAATCACCGACTCAAGTAAGGGAAGCGTCCTGGTCTGTCGCAAAGGACACCTCTGTCAGCACACTGAACTTTGAAGGAGAAAGAGATGACCACATCGCATTCTGCAATTACCGAGGAAAAAGCCTTCCACATACTCGAACGACTGGAGGCGCTCGCCACAGAGGAAGAAATCGCCCCGGAGAAACTGGTTGAGTGCTGCCGTGTGATGTTGCGCCGCAAGAACGACATCGCGAGGCTGACATCCTACACATCATCCGTATCTGTCAGGCAAACGCTTTATTGCAGCTTCTGCAAGAAACCACAGCACGCCGTCAAACAGTTAATTGCCGGGGACGACGTTTTCATCTGCGACGAGTGTGTGGAACTGTGCAACGAAGTTATCCGCGAAAAACAAGGAACGCAGGGAGTAGGAAGATGAGTGACGAGTTTGACGGCTTTTAATTTTATCGGGGCACTGTCGCCCCGCACTAAGGAAAACACGATGAAAAAAGATGAATATCTGTTCATGACGAACGCGTTGCGGGTTGGTATGGCTCCCTGCCCCATCTCCGTGGAGTCTGTTGTCGGGAGCACGATGTTTCGAACGCTGCGCAATCGCATCTCCGTAAAAATGATTCATCCGCTACCCAAAACCGCCAGCATGATCTATCTGCCGTTGCCCGACGCAATCCGGCTCATGCGTTCGCTGGCCTTTGCGCTTCGGATGCAGGTGCGTCTCAACAAAGCGGTGCAAAACACCTTCGTTAAGAGATTGATGCCAGAGCTTGCCGCCAGATGTGCAAAATGCACCAGACCCGCACTTCACTTTGCTCTGTCGTTGATTCAACGCGCTGCCGAATCCGAGTTCTACCGACTTGCCTTTATCCGTCATGCGCGACATGAGGACAAAGAGATGCGCCGCCTTTTGAATCTGTTTGTTTTTTCCGTTCGACGCACACGCGTTCAGGTCAATCGCATGATGCAGGCACAGGAAGAGCTGACGCAACACAAAGGAGTCATCCAATGAGCAAGATTGACTATCAGGCACTGCGTGAAGCGGCAGAGCAGGCAATACATGATGACTGGGGATATGATGCGGATATTTTCCATGAACAGGTGACACCATCGGTTGTGCTGGCGTTGCTGGATGAGAATGAAAGAATGTGCTGCAACCTCATCGCCCGCAATGGTGAGATTGAAGGGCTTCGAAGGCGGGCTGCTGAACTGGAAAAAATCGCCACTGACTATGCACTTAAATTCCAGAAAGCACAGGATGCACTAAAGTACGCCGTGTTAATGCGTAACAAAGCGCTTTCTTTTGAAGAGGCGATGCAATGTACAAAAGAAAAATACGAGGGAGTCATAAAAAAACTTGCCAAAAACGAGCATCCAGTCTCACCAATACCAAAACCAGAGAATGACAAATTTACCGTATCGATCCCGGACCCAAAGGAGTATTTCATTAACGGCGTATTCCAGCCTTTGCGATACGAACGGGATGTTGAGCGAGCCATCATAAAGGCAGGCGGAAAAGTCTCGTGGCAGGAGACAGAAGATTATTAGATCCTCGACAAACCAGGGCGATAATCACACATCACCCTGCTGCACAATAGTGCACAAATTTGCACAATTTTTTCAGCCATATTTTTTGCCATTAAGCCCGCGTAGCGGCTGGATCCGTCGAGGATCCGTGCGTGCACAAAAAAACGCGTTTTTGTTGCGCGCGGGTGCCGGGGGAACAGCCCGCAATTTGGGGTCTGAAAGCATCCCCAGAAATCGCCAGAAATGCGGCTGATTGCGCCCCTGACGCGATGTTTTATTGGTTGTGTGTGAAGTATGGGCTGATGCATCACACGCCCTGTGATGCGCTTTGGTGCGGCGTGTGCTGACAGGTTATTCAACCTGTAGATCCCTGAGATGCCTGGTGCGTGACACACCGGAGCTGGTGAGTCGGGGCATAAATTTTTTATGCCCCGGCGAAGCAGCAGACAAGCGGAGCGCGTCAGGCTGACGCATCAAGCAGTGCGTAGGGATTAAAGCGGATCACCTCCTCACCCAGCCAGTCATTGACGTGTTTCATCGCCTCCATGACGGGGATCAGTTCGTTGATTGCGAACACTCTTGCCGCCTTCTCCACATCACCAAAAGAACCGGCCCCACCAGGCATTGCGCCCATCAGCTGTGGCGGTACGCGGTGAGCGGCCAGCACATCATCACGTGAGGCGGTCTTCACGTTGATGAACTCATCCCGTGCGGTGATCTGCTGAAACGGCAGGATCTGCACGCCGTCCTTCCCGCCGTTCGGTGCCTGGAGCAGCAGGTTTTTGAATGCCCCGCCGCCTCTTGCGCCCTGTAATGCGTTTTCGAGTGCCTGCATGCTTTCGCGGTCAACCTGTGCAGCCCCCACGTAAATGATGCAGCCTGCGTGTGAACCGTTGTCATAGTAGAGTTTGCGGAAGCGGTCCGCCGAGTGAGACAGACTGGCAGACAGCAGGCCGCCGAGGTATTCCGGCATCCCGTAAACTTCCTGGTTGATGTCGGGATTCATGACGTGACAGACGCGCCCCTGACGGAACTCGTGATCCTGCTCCCCCGTCTGCACAAACCAGTACACATCCGGTTCCACACCTCGGCGGGTGTACTTCGCCAGCGCGTGCCGCAGTTCCAGCTTTCCGCCCAGCCTGTTGGTGCGCAGTTCAAGAAACGCATTCCCGAACACAAACCAGTCCAGCGCAAAGGCGGAGAACGCCTGCCGGGACAACAGCCGGTGCGGAATGAAGCAGCCCAGAAGGGCATTCCGCTTGAAGTACAGCGCCGACTGGTGCCACGAGGTCTGCCGGGATGCCCGCGCCAGTCCGTACCAGTCAACGGGCGTTTCGTAGTATCTGCCGTTACTCAGACAGTATGCGTTATCCAGCAGGTCGAGTGCGTGCGCATCGTAAGGGCCGTCGAACGAGAAGGCGCTTAACGACGGCTGGCGGCGCAGTGCCTCTGCCAGCGCCACGCCGTCATCGCGGCGCGAATATTTTCGTTTTTGTTTTTTCATCAGAACTCAATCACCCGCATTCCTGTAGCACCGTCCTCATCGCCCAGCGGCTCGTTAATGACGGCAAGCATGGTTGCCCACGCGAGGTCGCCGTGGTTCACGCCGCGTGTGCGGTCTGTTTCATACGTTATTGCCCCACCCGCCGTTTTTGCCTTGCGCACAGCGTTGAATGCCCTGACCAGCTCACGTTCGCCCCGGTCATACTCCCAGCGCCCCGCACGAATAATCTGCAACATCTTCAGCACAAGCGCGCGTTTGGATGCCAGTGTGAACGTGTACGGCACGGCGGCAGGCCAGAACCGCCGCACTATCTGGTACACCGCCTCACCGTTACCGCCGGTCACGTCGATACCAATGTGCTGGACGTTGTATTTGTGCGTGAACTGCTCAATCACACGGGCCTGCTCTTCAAATTCCAGCCCCTGCACCTGTAACGTCTCCACCGTGCGGAATTTGCCGCCCCTGACAGCAGGCGGAACAACAACAGACAGCGCCCCGCTGTCGCCGTTACCGCTGCTGCCGTTAGCGTCGTAGCCAATCCACACCGGACGATTACCCACCGGACGTGCTGCGAACGGTTTCCAGTCATTCCACTCATCATAGCCGTCCACACCACAGCCCAGCAGGGCATTAAGGTCGAAGGCGGATTCGCCGTCGCTGACAAACTCGCACATGTAGAGATTGCGGAACTCATCCGGCGAGTTCATGTTGCGGATTTTGTCGATACTGGTGAGCGTCCAGCCCAGGTCCACCGCATCCTGAATCGTCACGATTTGTCGCCACGCGCTGTCGGGGCACAGCACCCCACTCTTCAGAGCATGATGGGACACATCAATCTCCCGGCGCTCACTGCGTGGTCGCCCGGCATTCCACCGCGCGCCGTTCCAGAACTGAAACGCCTCGTGCATCTCCGATGACGGCGTGGAAAAGTAGGTCTGCGTCAGGCCATTCAGCGTGGCCATCGCGCCTGCGACCTTGCGCAGCGTGATGAAGTTCGACACCCAGAAAAATTCGTCAAAATACAGATTGCCCGTATAGGACTGCGCAGTCGCGGCGGATGTCCCCAGAAAATGCAGTTCCGCGCCGTTAGAAAGCACAATTTTGTCACCGCCTTTCAGCTCGACGTCCACAGCCTGTGCCGCCTTCTGAATCACGCTTTTAAACTGAAAGGCCTGACGGCGTGAGGCTGACAAAAAAATCTGGTTTCGCTGGTACGGATATTTCACGCTCTCATCCAGCGCACGCAGCAGTGCCTCCTGCGCAAAATACCAGGTCGCGCCTATCTGTCGGGATTTCACAATGATGCGAATATCAACACCGGCACGACGGCAGACGTCCAGTGCCTCATACCAGCGTCTCTGATGCTCTGCCAGTTGACCGGTGATGTGTTCGCGCAGTGCGGCAACCTGCGATTCGGAAAAATGGTTTTTCAGCTTTCGTTTTCGCGGGCTTTTTTCCGCTCCGCCCCTGTTGTCATTCAGTTTTGCGAGCTGGCGTGTCAGCAGGTCGATTTCCTTAAAATCACCGCCGCTCTTTTCAGCTTTTGAGGTCAGCTGAACCAGTCGCGCATCAATCGACTGCGTGACCCGCTCCACGGGCGGCGTTTCATCCCATCCGTCGCGCTTTTTCCACGAATAAATCGTGTTCTGACTGATACCCATCAGCCGCGATATTTCAGCGGGCGGGTAGCCCTGCCAGTAAAGCTGTTTTGCCCGCAGCCTGATGAATGCGTCCTGAATCATGCCGTCTGTCACCTCCTGCCATACAGGCTACACGCGCACGTCCCGCCTGTATTCACACCGCACTTTGTCGCAACGCTCCGACAACACCACCGCGTTGAGCACGGGCCACAGGGCGCGTCATCATGAGCACAACGATATTCGAGGAGGCCGTATGGCAGACAAGAAACCTGAACGAAAAAAATTCCGCGTGGCCGTTTCCGGTACGACCTCAGACGGGCGCGAAATCTGTGGCGATATGCTGAAAGCTGCTGCTGCCAGTTATGACCCGTCCGTCTACGGTGCACGTGTGAACGTGGAACACATCCTTTCACCGCATCCGGACAGCGCCTTCGCGGCGATGGGAGATGTGGTGGCACTGAGCGCAGAGGACATCACTGACGGGCCGCTGGCGGGGCGCACGGCGCTGTATGCTGAAATTGAACCGACTGAGCGCATGAAAAAACTGCTGGATGACGGCAAAAAGATTTATGCCAGCGTCGAGCTTTACCCGCAGTCATTCATCACGGGCGGTCCGTATCTTCAGGGACTGGCGATGACCGACACCCCGGCAAGTCTTGGCACTGAGCGTCTGCAGTTTGCCGCACAACAGCGCGCGCAGGTGATGGCGTTTAACAATCAGCAGTGCGAGCCGCCGCTGTTCACCGATGCCATTGAGGCTGAAATTATCGCCCTGAACCAGCGCCAGAACGACGAAGGCGTTCAGTGGTTCGCGCGTGTCATGAACCTTATCAGCGGCGGGCGTAAAACGGACAGCGAACAGTTCAGCCAGATGCGTGATGTCGTTGAGCGCGTGGCCTCTGCGCACGCTGACCTGCTTGACCGTTTCAACGCACAGGAACGCCAGCGCGACGAAGACCGCGCACAAGTCACCCGCCTGACCCGCGAACTGACCACGCTGCGTACACAGTTGCAGGCACAGGACGGCGACCCGCATCAGCGCTTCTCCGCAACGGGCGCGGACACACCCGCCCGCACTGGTGCAACCGGCGGCAGTGTTGTTTATCAGTCCTGTGATTTCTGAGGATTAAGGAATTAACCATGAACCTGACTCTTTCATCCACCACCCGTGGCGCCCTGGCGATGTATATGCAGCAGCAGGCGGGCATGAACAATGTTTCTCCTGCTGCGCTTGCCCAGCGTTTTAACGTTCAGCCCGCCGTGCAGCAGCGCATGGAAAACGCCATTCAGCTGAGCGACGAGCTGCTGCAAAGAATCAACGTCATCGGCGTGACCGACCAGAAGGGCGAAAAAGTCCTGATCGGCATCAACGGTCCGTCCGCCAGTGTGAACACCAGTACAAGCGAGCGCCGCGAGCCGGCATCACTCCACGAGCTGACGGCACGCCAGTACGCCTGCGAGCAAATCAACTACGACACGTTCATCAGCTACGCGCAACTGGACGCGTGGTCCGCACACCCGGATTTTCAGGCACGGGTCAGTGCGCAGATTGCCCGCCGTGTCGCCCTTGACCGCATCATGATTGGTTTCAACGGCACGTCCCGCGCCGTGAAGTCCGACCGCAGCAGTAACCCGCTGTTGCAGGACTGCGCCGTGGGCTGGCTGGAAAGCATCCGCCAGAATGCAGCCCAGCGCGTGATGTCTGATGTCACCATTACGGCACGCGATATGAACAACGCCGTCACCCACAAAGGCAAGTACAACAACCCGGACGCGCTGGTACAGGATGCGCGCTCATCCCTGCTGGACGAGTGGTACAAGGATTCATCCGACCTTGTGGTGATGATGGGACGCGACCTGTTCAACACGCTGCGCCTGCCGCTCATTAACGCCATGAGTGCCGCCGCGCCGAACACGGAACTGATGGCCGGTCAGTTGATTACCTCCTCCCGCCTGATTGGTGGTCTGCCGGTATATCTCGCGCCGTTCTTCCCGGCAGATGCACTGCTCATCACCTCGTTCGACAACCTGTCCGTCTACTACCAGGTGGGGGCATTGCGTCGCCTGATGCGCGAAGAGCCGGACTACAACCGCATCGCAACCTATCAGTCCTCCAACGATGCCTGGGTGGTGGAAGACTTCGGCAAGTGCGCCCTTATCACGGGGCTGAAACTGGCTGATGAAAGTAATCACGAAGACTGATTTATCTGAGCTACGGGCAGGCGCTGACCGCCCGTAAGAGGAGAGAACAATGCTGACACCGGCACAGGCGCATTTTCAGCGCACGATGGCACAACGCGCCGGACTGACCGATGACAGTCAGTCACAGACAGTGCGCACGGCTCACGAACAAATCCTGCATCGCCTGCGACTGGCACAGGCACGACTGAAAGGCATTCAGTCAAAGGCGGCGAAAGCGGAACTGAAAAAGACACTGCTGCCGGATTTTTCCGGCTGGATTGACGGCATGCTGGAGAGCGACAGCGGACGCCAGGATGAGGTGATTGTCACCCTCATGGTCTGGGCCGTTGACTGTGGTGATTTGCCGCTGGCGCTGCGTATCGGTGAGTACGTGGTGCGCCATAACCTCAGCACACCGGACAGCTTCGGGCGCGATGCCGCCACGCTGCTGACAGAGGAAATCTGTAACCCGGTGCTGACGCTGGCAGGCACGGACCAGGACGCGGATTTGTCCGGATACATCGCCCCGCTGGACACGCTACAGGAAATTGTCGCCGGTCGGGACATGCCGGACGAGGTTCGCGCCAAACTCTGCAAGGCGCGCGCGTTTTCCCGTCGTGCTCTGACAGATGCAGACAGTGTGACCCTGTCGCTGAAACTTCTGCGCGAAGCGATGCACCTGAACCCGAACGCGGGCGTGAAGCGCGAGATTGCCACGCTGTCCCGCGCGGTGAAAAAGCTGACCAGCAGTGATGGCGGGGAGAACAACGCGGAAAACAAAAGCACCGCGAAAACCGCCACCACGAAAACCGTGACGAAAAAGGCAGGCAAAAAGAGCGCCGCAAAAGCCACTGCCACACGGAAAAGCAAAAAATCCGCGTGAAATTCAGCTTTCACACATAACGACTTCGCCCCGGCGACAGGCGGCGCGGACGGTCACCTGGTTTTTAACTCCGCGACCTTCTGACCGTTCGCCCACCGCCTGACTTTTTAACGGAGGCTCGTCATGAGCATGATTGCAAAACCCGGCATCACTGCCGCGACGGAGGATGTCGCGGACACGGACGACGGTGATGCACGCATCACCACGGACGACTTCTGGCCGGAGACAGAACTGCGTGCGCTGCGCCTTGCCGTTCGCCTGCCCGGTCGCACCACCACGTCGCGTCTGATGCACGCGGCAACCGAAGCCGTGGCACACGTCACCGGTGAGCTGCGCAACTGGCAGACGCAGCAGATGAATGAAGGATACCGCACGCTGGCGGACGTTCCGGCCTCCCGCGTGAACGGCGAAAGCGTCAACGTGCACCGCTTCCGCCTTGCGGTGTATGCCGCCACCCGCGCCCTGATACTGGAGCGCGTACGCGATGTGGACACCACCGAACAGGGCGACCGGAAAGCGGACGCACTGGAAGCCCAGACCGGTGACCTCTGGCGCGACGTGCGCTGGGCCATTGCCGATATTCAGGGCGCACCGCGCATCTTTGCGGGGCTGTGCTGATGAAGGTGAAGGCATTACAGGGCGACACCGTTGACCTGCTGTGCTTCCGGCACTACGGCACAACGCAGGGCGTGACTGAAAAGGTGCTGACCGCCAATCCGGGGCTGTGCGGACAGATTTTTCTGGAAGCCGGACAGGAAGTGGAATTACCGGAGCAGGAAGAGAAAAAAACACGGGAGACGGTGCAGTTATGGGATTAGGTTTTTTTCGCAGTATTTACGACCACATCGCCTTCGCCGCCTCCGTCTCTGCGGTCACGATTGGCGCGATGACCATCAGCGAAAAAATCGCACTGGCCGGGCTGCTGCTGGGTGCGCTTTCACTCTTTCAGGGCTGGCTTCACCGCCGCCGCATGGAGCGTGCACAGGTACGCCGCAATGCGCTGATTGCACAGATTCTGGCGCAGGCCGGAACGCGCGGGCTTCATGAAAGTGAACAACGGGCGCTTGCCGCACTGCAACGGGATAACGATGAAAAACATTAAGCGATATGCCGCCGCCGTGATTGTGGCGCTGGGTGTCTCGCTGGCTCCAGAAGCACTGCGCACCTCACAGGAGGCACAGATAAAAATTGCCACGTGGGAAGACTGCCGCGCCACACCCTACACGGACATCGCGGGTGTTGCCACCGTGGGCTGCGGCTCCACGGGAAACGTACAGAAACACCTGTACAGCGAGCAGGAGGTGACCCGTCGCTGGGTGAATGACATGCAGCGGGCTGAAAACTGTATTAACCAGAATTTTCAGGGGGCAGCCATGCCGCAGTCGGCCTTCGAGGCGATGACGGATGCGGCCTTCAATCTGGGCTGTTCCGGCCTGATGTGGTTTAAGGACCGCAACGGAAATCGCCAGCGCACCACCATCTGGAAACAGGCACAGGCGCATAACTGGGCACTGATGTGTGCCCGCCTCACGGATTTTGTGAATGCGGGTGGGAAGCGCAGTCAGGGACTGGTTAACCGCCGCAGCGATTTTCGCGCCTGGTGTCTGCGGGATGTGGAGAAACAGAAATGAGACTGACCACCGCCGCCGTTGTCGCCCTGTTTTCAGGGGCGCTGTATCTGGTGTCGCTGCGTCTGGCCTGGCAGGCAGGGCATGAACGGGCACGTCGTGAATATCACGAACAGGCGCTGGCGGGAACGAATGCCGCCGTGGATGCACTTCATGCAGAACTCCGGGGCATCAGCGGCCTGCTGGCGCAGGTCCGCGCCGCAGAGCAGCACCGGAATCAGGAAGGAGAAAAACGCCGTGAAGAGATACGCAACGCACTCCGGGAAAATCCGTGCGCGGCTGCTGCTGTGCCTGCCGCTGTTGCTGACCGCCTGCAACAGCGCGCCGCGGCCCGTCGTGGTCACTCAGACGCAGCACGCACCGCTGCCGGAAAGTCTGACACAGCCAACGCCGGTCCCCTCCCTGCCCCGCCCGCTGACGTGGGGCGGACTGGCCGTCTGGAGTGACCGGCTGCTGGACGCGCTGGAGAGCTGCAACACCGACAAGGCAGCCATTAAAGCAACCGAACAACAACGCCGGATGCGACCGTAAGGAGAAGTCATGCTGAAAATGAACCGTCTGCGCGAAGCCCTCACCGCCTCATCCCGGTGGTGTCGCGCGAATCCGGAAAAACTCACCGTGTTTGCAGAAAGCGGAAATATTGAGACCACCGGTGAAACCCCGACGTTTGTCTACCGTTACACACTCGTGGCCTTCGTCATGGATTTTCCGGGACACATCGACGAGCTGATGCTGCCGCTGATTGTCTGGCTCATGCACAACCAGCCGGATTTGCTGCTCAACCCGGAGAAAAACAAGGACGTTAAGTTTTCCGTTGCCGTCAATGACGACGACAGCACCGACCTGTTACTGGAAATTCCCGTGCGCGAGCGCGTGAAAGTCTGCCGCAATGAACGGGGTGAACTGTATCCGGTGCACCTGCCGGAACCCCGCCCGCCTGCCGCACTGACGGGCACATGGGGGGAGCTGATTGTTGAGGATGTGACCTTTAAGGATTTGACGGATGAACACGACGACGCATGAAACGGACACGGTTTTTCGCGACATCCTGAGCGGGCTTTCCGCCGCCGGACGGGCACGCACGGCGCGGGCTGTCGGGCAGGCGCTGCGCCGGAGCCAGCAGGCGCGCATCCGCGCACAGAAGAACGCAGACGGCTCGCCGTATCCGGCACGAAAACGGCAGGTGATGCACACCCGTCGTGAAGTGAAATTTGTGTGGAACGGCGAGGTCCGCACGCTGCGCCAGTGGGGACACAAGCGTTACCGGAAAGGCCGCGCCATTATCGGGCGCGACCCTGACCGTGGCGGCGCGCTGAGGACGTTTTACCGTGATGATATTGAGCGATACATCGCGGTATCGTCCATGTCTGCCCGCCAGACCAGCAAAAAAAACACGCCGATGTTCGCGCGTCTTCGCACATACCGCTGGTTAAAAATGCGCTCAGATGCGGAAGGCGCTGTTGTGGGCTTCGATGGCCTGGCGGCACGGATTGCCCGCGTGCATCAGGCAGGGTTACGCGACGAGGTGGCTCCGGGCGTGATGACCACCTACCCGGTGCGTGAACTGCTGGGTATCACGGCAGCCGACGAACGCCTGGTACATGACACGATTATCCGCTCCCTGAGGAGTGCGGCACGATGACAGCGGAAATCATGCGACTGCTTGCAAACATCATCCGCACGGGCGTGATTTTTGCCGTAGACGAAACCACGTGGCGCGTTCGTGTGCGCAGCGGAGAGCTGGAAACCGACTGGCTGCGCTGGAACACACCACGCGCGGGCGCGTTCAGCATATGGCTGCCGCCTGCCGTGGGCGAACAGGTCATGATTGCCTGTATCAATGGCGACCCCGCAACCGCCACCGTCATCGGCAGTCTCTGGAGCAGCGAACATCCTGCGCCCGGTAGCAGCCTGACGGAAATCGTGGTCACAGCGCCTGACGGCGCGGTGTTCCGCTACGATGCGGACGCAGGCGCGCTGAGCGCCAGCGGAATCAGAACAGCCACCATTCAGGCCGGAACGGGCGTGACGCTGGACACCCCCACCGTCACCTGCACAAACCATCTGAAAGCGGCAACGTTTGAGGTGACAGAAGGCGGAACCCTGAGTGGCAATATCTCGCACAGCGGCGGTGATTTCACCTCCAACGGTGTGACGCTGCACACGCACAAACACAGTGGCGTGAAGAGCGGCGGCGACACCACAGGAGGCCCGCAGTGAGTGCACGTTTTCTGGGGATGAACCCCGAGGCCACCGGCACGCTCAGCGATACGGACCATCTGTGGAACAGCGTGAGGGATATTCTGCTGACACCGCTCGCCAGCCGGGTGATGCGCCGGGAATACGGCAGCCTGCTGCCGGATTTGCTGGATGCACCGATGAATGCCACAACCCGCCTTCAGTGCATGAGTGCCGTGGTGATTGCCCTGACACAGTGGGAGCCACGCATCGCCCTGAATGCCGTTGACATTCAGTGGGAGGCGGGCGGAAAAGCCGTTATCACCCTCACCGGCACACTGACAGAAAGCCTGGAAACCGTACAGAACACACTGACACTCAGGAGCGACAATGCCAGCCGTTGACCTGTCGGAACTGCCGACACCACAGATTATTGAAACGCCGGATTTTGAAGTCATCCTGGCGGAGGTAAAAGAAGACATCATTACGTCATTTCCACAGACACAGCAGGCTGCCGTCCGGTCAGCCATGGCGCTGGAGTCCGAACCGCTCACGGTCATCGCTCAGGCATTTGCACTGCGTGAGTTGCTGCTTCGCCAGCGAATTAATGAAGGGGCGGCGGCCTGTATGCTGAGCCATTCCACAGGTGACGACCTGGATAACCTCGCCGCCAACATGAACACCGCGCGACTGGTCATCACACCTGCCACGGACACCGCGGAGGCCGTCATGGAAAGCGACACAGCCCTGCGGCTGCGTGCGCAGTCTGCATTTGATGGCCTCAGCGTGGCCGGTCCCACCGGGGCGTATGAATATTTTGCCCGCAGTGCCAGCGGTCAGGTGGCGGACGCACGCGCTACCAGCCCCGCACCGGCGGAAGTGGTGGTGGCGGTGCTGTCCACGGAAGGCGACGGTACGGCGACCGAAGCACTCCTGACGACGGTCAGAAATGCGCTGAATGCCGAAGACGTTCGCCCGGTCGGTGACCGCCTGACGGTGCAGAGCGCAGAAATCATCCGGTATCAGATTGATGCCCGGCTTTACTTTTATCCGGGGCCGGAGTCGGAACCCATCCTGAATGCTGCCAGAAATAACCTGAAAGCCTGGCTTGCTGAACAGGGCAAAATCGGTCGCGATGTGGCGCTCTCCGCCATCATGGCCGCGCTGCATGTTCAGGGCGTTCAGCGCGTGGAACTGACCAGTCCCGCACAGAATATTGTTATCAGCGATGTGCAGTCAGCGTACTGCACATCGTTCACGGTCAGCGCAGGGGGAACCAATGAGTGAACCGTCACTGCTCCCCCCTTCAGCCAGCGATTTCATGCGCTGCGTGGAACGGGGAACGGCCCGGCTGTCAGCATTACCTGTCAGCCTTAACCAGCTCTGGGATCCTGACACCTGCCCGGTGGCCCTGCTGCCTTATCTGGCGTGGGCGCTGTCCGTGGACAGGTGGGATCGTGACTGGACGGAAGAAACAAAGCGCCAGGTGATCCGTGATGCCCGGGCAATCCACCGCCATAAGGGAACCATCAGCGCCATCAGGCGTGTGGTTGAACCCTTTGGCTATGTCATTAACGTGACGGAATGGTGGGAAACCGGCGATACGCCAGGGACTTTCCGGCTGGACATCGGTGTACTGGATGTGGGGATCACAGAGGAAATGTACTCCGAAATGGAAAGACTCATTGCCGATGCCCGCCCGGTGAGCCGTCATCTGGTTGGCCTGAATATCATGCAGGATATTCAGGGATACCTGTATACCGGCGGCGTTGTGTATGACGGTGACGTTATTACGATTTATCCGCAGGAATAAGACAGTATGAGCATCAGATTTAAAACTGTGATCACCACTGCCGGTGCGGCAAAACTGGCCGCCGCCACCACAACATCGGGGCAGAAAGTCAGCATCACACATATGGCCGTGGGAGATGGTAATGGAAATCTCCCGGAACCATCAGCCTCACAGACCGCCCTGATCCATGAAGTCTGGCGCGGGACGCTGAATAAAATTACACAGAACAGCAAAGCGCCGAATCAGGTGATTGCGGAACTGGTTATTCCGCCGGAAGTCGGCGGCTTCTGGATGCGTGAGCTGGGACTGTATGACAGTACCGGTAGCCTGATTGCGGTGGCCAGCATGGCGGAAAGCTACAAGCCCCTGCTCACGGAAGGCTCCGGGCGCGCCATGACCTGTCGCATGATTATTATCATCAGTGACGTTAATGCCATAAGCCTGTCAGTGGACAGCACAACCATTATGGCAACGCAGGACTATGTGGATGACAAACTTGCAGAGCACGAGCAGTCCCGCCGTCACCCGGACGCCTCGCTGACCGCAAAAGGCTTTGTTCAACTCAGTAGCGACACTAACAGCGTGTCTGAAACGCAGGCTGCAACGCCGAAAGCAGTGAAAGCAGCTAATGACAATGCGAATGGTCGGGTACCTTCTGCCCGTAAGGTGAATGGTAAGGCGCTTTCAGCGGATATAACACTGACGCCGAAAGATATTGGTACGCTTAACTCAACAACAATGTCATTCAGCGGTGGTGCTGGTTGGTTCAAATTAGCAACGGTAACCATGCCACAGGAGAGTTCTGTTGTTTCAATTACGTTGATTGGTGGGGCTGGATATAACGTCGGTTCACCTCAACAGGCAGGTATATCTGAACTTGTTTTGCGTGCAGGTAATGGTAATCCGAAGGGGATTACTGGTGCTTTATGGCAGCGCACATCGACAGGGTTTACAAATTTTGCCTGGGTCAATACATCTGGTGATACTTACGATATTTACGTTGCAATCGGAAATTATGCGACTGGTGTAAATATTCAATGGGATTATACCAGTAATGCCAGCGTAACGATTCATACGTCACCAGCATATTCTGCTAATAAGCCGGAAGGGTTAACGGACGGTACAGTTTATTCACTCTATACGCCATCAGAGCAGTTTTATCCGCCTGGCGCACCAATCCCGTGGCCATCGGATACCGTTCCGTCTGGTTATGCCCTGATGCAGGGGCAGACTTTTGACAAATCTGCCTACCCGAAACTTGCAGTCGCTTATCCGTCAGGCGTGATCCCTGATATGCGTGGCTGGACGATTAAGGGCAAGCCCGCCAGTGGTCGTGCCGTATTGTCTCAGGAACAGGATGGCATTAAATCGCATACCCACAGCGCCAGCGCATCCAGTACGGATTTGGGAACGAAAACCACGTCATCGTTTGATTACGGTACTAAATCCACAAATAACACCGGAGCACATACACACAACTTTGCTTACAACAATACTTCAGCATACGCAGAAACTCCCGGTACCGGTGGTGGAATGCATGCAACTAACACAAGCAAGACAGCAAGTAATCGCGTATTAAGCGCAGGAGCTCATGCTCACACAGTAGCAATAGGTGCGCATGCACATACGCTCGCTATTGGTTCGCACACACACACCATTACCATTGCCGCTTATGGCAACGCGGAAAACACCGTCAAAAACATCGCATTTAACTATATTGTGAGGCTTGCATAATGGCATTCAGAATGAGTGAACAACCACAGACCATAAAAATTTATAATCTGCTGCCAGGAACCAATGAATTTATTGGTGAAGGTGATGCACACATTCCACCTCATACAGGTCTGCCTGCAAACAGTACCGATATTGCACCGCCAGTTATTCCGGCAGGCTTCGTGGCTGTTTTCAACAGTGATGAGGCATCGTGGCATCTCGTTGAAGACCATCGGGGTAAAACAGTTTATGACGTGGACACAGGAGATGCGTTATTTATTTCTGAACTTGGCCCATTACCGGAAAATGTCACCTGGTTATCCCCGGATGGTGAATATCAGAAGTGGAACGGCACATCCTGGGTGACGGATACGGAAGCACAGCGCAGTGCCGCAGTCACAGCGGCGGTAACCAAGCGTGATTCGTTACTCAACAGCGCACGCCAGCAGCTTGTTATCAGCCAGACAAAATTGCTGCTTGGCCGTTCACTGACGGAAAACGAGCAGGCATCACTGGATGCGTGGCTTGACTACGTTGACGCACTGCACGCACTGGATTTCACAAGCATCGCCAACAAAGCGGACGTTGAGGCGATTATCTGGCCTGACATTCCCGACGAAAATACAAACACCGATACGCAAACCTTCACAAGTACGATTCAGTGATATAATCTCACTTTACAGACACACTAGCTGGGTGTTCAGTATGCCCGCCGTCAGGACTGGACGGTGGGCTTTTTTGGGGGTCACAAGACTGAATTGAGAACAGATGCAGCCCTGCTCTTCATACTGTTGAGCAGCTCGCCTGCAGAAGCAGACTGAAGTTTCTCCCTCATATCCTCATCACACCGCTGAAAGCTGATGGAGAACTCAATTTTTTTCGCCTTCCCGTAGCGATCCAGTTCAGAACGGGTGGTCTGTAACCCCGTAATCACGTACATTCCGTAAATCTGCCCTGTGCCATCAATCAGCGGCCAGGGGCATCCGGTGTAGGCCTGAGTGTTCAGCTGTGTCAGTGACACCTCCCCGCCGGTAATTTCGGGATACAACATGCCGGACAACGTGATCTGGTCATCACCCGCACCGATATACTGCCAGGCCGCAGAACGGTTGATTCGCTCATTTTTCACATGTCGCCATGTTTTGCTCTGCTGGATCTGCTGATGCGGAAGCGTTTTCAGTTCAAACACAAACATGCCGAAAATCATCATCATAATTGCGTCTCCTTTAGTCCCTGTCGCGGAAGCTGTTCATGCCTGTACGTGCCTGTCTGCGCATCTCTTCGCGGACAGCCTCTCCAACCAGTTTTGCCAGTTCGCGCGGATTCTGTGTGTTGACGTTGTGCAGATGCACATGTATCTCACCGGAAAACGCAGCCGCCTGCGGCTGTGGCGCAGCTTCCCTTCCGGCCGGTTCCGGTCGCAACGGGGGCCGGATAGCCTCCGCGACGGGAGCGGAAGCCATTACCGCACCTGTCATGCCTGCCGTCACGTTACGCGGCTGCGGCAGTGCGGACACCTGACGCGCCACATTCACCACCGGTGCTGGCACATTCACTGCCGGAACGGGCGAAACAGTCTGTCTTCCGGTGAGTTTCTGCCAGAGCGTTGTCAGCACATCCGCCAGTCCTCCGCCCGCCGATACCGCCTGCACTGTCCGGATAACCTGCGGCGCTTTCCACTCGCCGTGAATGATTTCGGGTCCGGGCAGATTTTTGAAAACAATATCGCCGGGGCCAGTACGTTTTTTTGTTTCCTCAAGAAGCCCGCCTGTATTGCTGGCGGTTTTCTGTATCCCCTGCCGGAACCATGCCTCATCCAGCGGGGATTTGCTGCCGGGATTGCCGACCGGATTGCCTGCCGTTCCCTTCACCTCTCCGGGAACAGCAGGGGCAGGTATTGCGGGTTTATTGTCGCCGTTGTTTTCCGCTGCATCTGATGACCACGCCCACGACTTCTGCACCATTTTTTTCTGTGCGGGATCCCACTCCCACGCAACCGGCGCTTTTTGTTCGTTTTGCTGTGCGGCGCTCTCCTGAAGTTTTTGCGTCTCCTTCTGTGCATTTTTGATGCCGTCAGGAATGACACCCAGCCATTTCAGCACAGTACCGAGGCCTTCAAGGAGCAGCGTCAGCGGCCCCAGCACAATGTTCTGAATGACCCACCCCAGCGTTTTGCCGAACAACTCCCCGGCTCTGGTGCATTTGTCGAGCGTCTCTTTTGAGGCGTTCGCAGGTTCAAGCAGGCGGGTGAACCACTCCCACACGGCTTTGATGCCGTCGCCAATCAGCCCGAACACCGGAGCCAGCGATGCAAAGGCTTCCCGCAGCGGTTGCAGCGCCTCCCACACTCCGGCAAAAAAGCCGGAAAAAAACGCGCTGATCTGATCCCAGTATTTCCACACCAGAACCGCGCCGCCCACCAGGGCGGCAACAATCAGCCCGACCGGACTGAACAGCGCCCCCAGTGCGCCCCCCAGTACCGACACCGCCCCTGTGACCAGTCCCCACAGGGAAGACAATCCCGTCAGGCGCAGCGCCAGCGCGGACACAAGCCGGACAGCCCCACCAATGCCGCCGCCCCCCGTCAGCAACCCCAGTCCCAGTTGCAGTTTTGCCAGCGGCCCCGCAATCAGCCCGAGCGTCAGTGACAGCGCACCGAACGTGGAAGACAGCGCCAGAACACTCCCGCCGGTCAGCACCAGGACTCTGACCAGCGCCTGATGCTCTCCGACCCATTCGCGCATCCGGGTCACCCACGCGCTCACCGTCTGAACCAGCCCGCGCAAATCCTCGGTCACAGTACCGAAGATGTCCGTGCGTAGCCCTGAGAACGCGCCACTCAGCGCCTGAACATCGCCGGAAAGATTACCGCGCAGCGTCTGCCCCATGCGCTCTGCCACGCCGCTGACATCACCCAGGTTGTCACGGACATCGGCCAGCGCCTTTAAGAACTGCGGGATCTGGTCAACGGAGAGGTCTTCAACGGGTGTGCCGAACAGCGCAATGGCCGTGTTCGCCCGCTCTGCCGGGTCACGGATGGCCAGCAGTGCACGGGCGGTCACCTGCATCGCCTGACGTGCGGTGCTGCCTCCCTGTGCAATGGCAGCAGACACCCGTTCGGCATTCAGGCCGAGTGTCTCATACGCTGAGACACTGGATTTCGACATATCCGAACCCCGGATGCTGAACTCCTTCACGGCATCGCCGGTTTTATCCAGCGCAAACTTGCCCTGCTTTGCCATCTCAACCAGCAGGCTCATTGTCTCTCTGCCGGTGAAACCCATGTTGCGGAAGTGGGTGGAATACTCGTGCAGAATTTCCGGCAGTTCATCGCGCATTTCAGCGGACATGCGCTGCATCCCTGCCGTCATCAGGTTGGTGGCCTCGTCACTGCTGGCAGCCAGCCCGTTCTTCATCATGATGGCAGCGGCCTGAATGCCCTGTGGCACATCAACACCAAAGACGGTCCGCATATCCAGCGCACGACGGCTGATGCGCTCCAGTTCCCGGTCGCCGGTGTCGCCCAGCGCGCCGAGCGTACTGCGTACCGCACTCACAGCCTCCGCAGCACCGGCAAAATCAGCGAGACCGTCAGCCTGTATGTTACGAATAATGTGGGTGTAACGTGCGCCATCCTGTGCGCCTTCCCCCGAACCGGCTGCGATGACCGCACCGTGCTGTTCGGACTCCATCGCCGGAGCCATCATACGCTGCGCCGCATACAGGCCGCCTGTACCCGCCGCCATCGCCACAGCCCCTGTGTTGCGCAGTTTTTCCGCCTGTGCCTTCGCGGCCTCATAGCGGCTCTGTGCCTGCGTCACGCGAGCCAGTGCCTGCCGTTCGCGCTCGAGCAGCTCGTTGTACTGCTGTGTACGGCGAACGGCACTTTCAATGGTGCGGCTGCTGCCGGAAAGCAGAATGCCGTGTTTGCGCATTTCCCCTGCCGCCGCCTGAAGTTTTTCGCGTTCGCGCGTGCGCAGCTCGTTCAGGCGCTCAAGCCGCGCGGAGAGTGCCGCCAGCGTTTCGCGCTGCTTTTCGGAGAGGATGTTACCGTTCTGCTCTGCCTTTCGCAGCCCGGCGAGCCTCTGCTCCGCACGGGCAATCTGTTCGCGGTATTTACTGAGATTTCCGGCGGCACGTTCGAACACCTTCGACTGCCTGTCGAGCGCCTGTATGTTGTCCTGCGTCTTCTGAAGGGATTCAGTGAGAGCGCCCACCTGACGGCGGGCGTTTTCGGTCGGGCGTGTCAGCCGGTCAATTGCGCCAAAGCTGACACGAATATCAAGGGATTTCACTGTTGCGGACTCCGCTACGTTGCGCCGCCCGCTCACGCCAGCTCATCACCTCGACGAGAGGCATTGAGAATATCTCGCCGGGCGACCAGTTAAACACGACTGCTATATCAGCGACCAGTTCTTCAACGTTGTCGAACTTCGCCAGCGTGATTACGCTTCCATCACCGCCACGGACGGTTTCGCAGACTCCGTGGGAGCAAAAAAATTCGCAGCCATAGTCGCCAGCGCCACGAAATCACCGGTGGACAGTGACTGAATTTCTGCCAGTTTCAGGCGTGGTGCGGTCACGCGCGAAAGCAGCGTCATCATCGGGTCCGTTTTGAGGTTCAGCACCTCAATCAGCGACAGCCCGCGCAACGAGCCTGCCTGACGGATTTCCTCGCCAATCTCCACGTAGTCAATAACGCGTTCGCCACGCACCACCGGGCAGGATAACTTCACCCCCGTTTTTTCCTCTGCGGCTTCTGCGTTATCCGCAGTGTTTTCCTCTGCCACATCGATGTTTTCAGTGGTGGTGTCACCTGCGACGATTTCGCTGTTCATGATGTCATCTTTCTTTGCTGCCATTTTTCTTTCTCCTGTGGCGGCACAATGTGCCGCCCTGTTAATGCTGTCAGTTCAGACCGAGCGCCGAACTCACGCGGTCACCAAAGACGTTCTGGCCGTCTTTTTTGTAGATGAAGTTCAGCAGGTCGATTTCTGTCACATCGCTGTCATCCACCGACTCCTTGTAGTAGGTGTTTTTGACGGCGAAGGTGTACTGTGTGGTGTCGCCCTGTTTGGTTTCGCCACGGTCGATTTCCGTGATACGCCCGCGCATTTCCACCTCAAGGAGCTGACTTTCCTCACCATCGGTGAACAGCTCACCCACAAAGCGCAGCGCCACTTCGTTAATTTCAGTGGCGTATTCCTGGAGCAGCTCTTTTTCAACCCCACCGGTGGTGAACGAGGCATCCAGTGCGCCATCATCCAGTCCGAGGTCAATATGCACCGCACCCAGCATCCCGCCACCGCGATAGGCTTCGGTTTTTCGGGTCAGTTTAGGCAGAGTGACGCCTGTCACCGTGCCGATTTTGTTTTTGCCGTTCACAAACAGCGTGAACTGGCGAACGTAACGTGGTACAGCCATTTACGCACCTCCCAGCGTTGCAAAAGCGGAGTCGAAATACTCATCCGTGAAGGTCTGGTACAGCGTCAGGTCTTCCATCGGCGGCACTGGTGTGTACTTGTAGCGGATACGCACGCGCCCCTGACGTAAATCCGTCGTGCCGTTGTCCAGCACGTCATACCAGCACTCCGCACCGATAAGTTTTCCGGCGGTGACCAGGGCATTGAGTTTTGCGCGGATGGCGCTAATCACGTCCTTCACGTTCGCCGGGGTCAGCGGTTCGTCAATGGTTTCGAACTGCGCCTCAGCGATGGTATCTGCCAGAATCTGCGCTGTGCGCGTGTACACCTCAAAGATGTAGTCGCTGGTTTCGGCAGTACGGTTCCCCCAGAAGCGGAAGCCGTTACGGCGAATAATCGTGGTGATTTCCTTGTTGTTCAGGCTGTTCGCATCACTGTCTTCGGCCTGCAACGACCAGAACACCTGCTGCGACATACCGAGCACATTTTTCAGCGCCACGTTGGACAGAGACTTGTGCCAGCCCTGTTCACTGTCAATCCGCGCACGCAACCCGCACGCATACGCCGCTGCCGGAAACGTTTCGTTATTTCCGCTCACCGGGTTGTAGGCAATGAAGTCAGGCCACAGCAGCATCAGCTCACGCGCAGAGAAATTCGCGCGGTAGGTGATTGCCTCCGCCATCGTGTCACAGCCGTTACATCCGGCGTACACAAAGGCGCGGAGCTTGTCCGCAATGACGCACAGGGCAGATGTGACGGCTTCGGTATCAAGGCCGGGCGCGGCCAGAATGCGCGGGCGGTAACCAATGCTCTCATCCTGTTCGGCAACCAGCAGGGCATACATGCCCGTGTAGCTGCCGTCAGCCTGCGAGCCACCGATGACAAGCTGGTCCTGTGTCTCACCTTCCTCTCCGGCTTCTGCCACACGCACCACAATAACCTTCGGGCTGGTCTGGTCGGAAATCGCCTTGAGCGTTTTGTACAGCGTGCCTGTTGTGCCTGCCTTACCCAGCACATTCACCACGCGGGTGATCAGTACGGGCCTGTTTAACGGGAACGCGTCGCTGTCTGCATCGTCCGCCGTGGCCACGATACCGATGACACTGGAATCAATGTCATTAATCGCGGTCACGAGGTCGGTGTTTTCTTTGACGCGCGCACCGTGAAAGCGTGTTTCACTCATGAGCACCTCCTGGTGTTTTTTCTGTGGCACTATCCTCCCGAAAAACACCCCGACATTCACGCGCCGCCCCTTCTCGCCGCTCTCCTACAACATGCGCGGCTCGCGGTGTATTTCGCGTGTGTGAAATGATTTGCGGGACGAAGACACAGACGGAGAAAGCGGGATGAACCTTTCGGGCATTAACGGATACCTCGCCGGGCTGGCAGAGTGCGTGAAGATACCGGATTTTTCCGTCACGACTGACAACGCGGAAACCGGAAAAAAAGAGGAAAACGAGGCGTTAACCCGACGGGTCATCTCGCTGGCAATGACCGACAACCGGGGATTTGAAGCAGACCAGTTAACCCTCACGATTGACGACAGCGACGGCGGCGTGCGTCTCCCGAAGCGCGGGCAGAAGCTGGGGCTGGCGCTGGGCTGGAAAGGTGAGGCGCTGACGGACAAGGGAGCGTTCATCGTTGACGAGGTGACACACGAGGGACCGCCGGACAGACTCACCATTACGGCCAGCAGCGCAGACTTCCGCCAGGAGTTCAACGTGAAGCGTGAAGTGTCCTGGCATGACGTGACGGTGGGGCAGGTTGTTTCTGCCATCGCGTATCGTTACGGGCTGAAAGCGCAAATCAGCGCTTCGCTGGCAGGGGTGGAAATCGACCACGCCGACCAGACGGAGGAAAGTGACATCTCGTTTCTCACGCGTATGGCAGACATGCTGGGAGCCATAGCCACCGTCAAGAACGGCGCACTGCTTTTCATCGTGCCCGGACAGGGGGTGAGCGCCAGCGGAAAGCCGCTGCCCTCATTCGCCATCACCCGCAGCAGCGGTGACAGCCATCACTTCCGCATTGCAGACCGGCAGGCGTACACGGGGGTACGCGCTTACTGGCTGGACCTGGACTATGGCAAAAAGAAAAAAGTCAGCGTGAAGAAACGTGGTTCTGCCCAAAAAACAAAAAAAGAGAAAAGCAGCAGCCGCGAGGGGGATTACATGGAGGGCGCAGACGGCAATGTGTACGTCATGCGCCAAACCTTCAAAAACGAGGAGGCCGCACGCCGTGCCGCTGCGGCAAAGTGGCAGCAGCTACAGCGCGGTGCGGCTGAGTTCTCCATCACACTGGCACGCGGTCGCCCCGACCTGTACCCCGAAATGCGCGGCACGGTATCCGGTTTCAAGAGCGACATCGACGCGGAAGACTGGGTGCTGGCGAAGGTGGAGCACAACATCGACGACAGCGGCTTCACCACGCGGCTTGAGATGGAATTAAAAATTCCTGAATGGATAGCGCAACAGGAATAACCGGAATAAAATCACGACGATTCACCTTCACGAAAAAGGAGGTCTTCGTCGTGTCTTTTCCGTGTCCTTTTTGTGGTGCGAGCACCCGCACCCGCACCAGTCGCGCAGCGAACGATACCGGAACTGTCCGCTGGAAACTCTGCCAGTGCAACAACCCGGAATGCAGTCTCTCCTTCTCGACGCTGGAGAGTTTCGACAAAATCACTGTTAAACGTTATGACAGCACTTCACAGGATATTCCGTGGCAAAGCCTGCCTGCGTCTCACCGGGGTGATGCGCAGTTGTCACTGCCGTTTCCGGTAATGTGATCGCCTGTATCTGTTTTTGACTCTGGAATTTTATTTGGAGAATTAACTCAGAAAACGGTAAATTACGCGCGGGTGCCTTTCGGCTGATGGTCGGAGGGAATACCCGAAGGCCGGATGTGGAAAGGCCCCGGAAAACATCTCTGTTTAACCGAGGCCCTAACCGTCTACCCTAAGCAAGTGACAGGTTAGCGCCTCTCCGAAAAAGGAGCAAGCGCTATGTCGCAAAAATCGCTTACAGCCATCACGTTCTGCGTGACGGTAATCCTCATCATCTGGATGCTGCACGGTTCGCTGTGCGAAATACGGATGAGCTTCTGGGGAGCGGAGTTTGCGGCGTTCTTACAGTGTAAGCAGTAAGGAAACCGCGACGGGGGAGCAATCCCCCGTCAATCGGTTGCCAGGGTAAGGTCGATAAGGCACCCTATCTCACAGACATGAACAACAAAACCGCAGCGTAAAAACTGCGGGTTTCTTTTTCCAACGCACTCACGATTTGCGACATTTACAAATATGCGGGGGATAATCAGCGCCACCATTAGGCGGACGACAGCGATAGATCCGGTTCAATCCTAATCGCCACCCTTCAAAAAAACCAAAGCGCCTTATTGCAATCAAGGTATAAGCTGAGCAGCTTGGGCTATAACGACATCTGTTACGAATGCTTGCTGGCGCATGAGCACGATAATAAAGAATCAGATGTATACTAAGCCATTTAAGCATCTGATACTTTTTTTCTAAAAGTAATCACATAGTATTGAAAAAACTGAGCCTTTCCACCACCGAAACACCCTGGCTGCTCTTCTATACCAATTGTATCAACCCGTTGAAATTCCCAGCCATCCGCCGCCTGTTCATTAACAACATTCTGAAGATATGCAGCAGCCACCCCTGCTTTATTATCTTTTGCCTTTACAGAAATATTCGGCGGCACCTGAATCATTTTATAGGTATACAT